AAGGCTTACCCGACAAATAAATTGCCTGATTTACGTGGTGAGTTTATTCGTGGCTGGGATGACGGGCGTGGAGTGGATAGCGGTCGTACTTTATTAACGAATCAAGAGCATGCAGTAATTTCTCATAATCATGGAATACCTACAAAAGTGGGGTCAGTTACTAATATCCCGTATGGAATAGAACAGGTTATATCTGATGAAACCATTTTTTCATCAGCAAAAACAGTTGGTGTGGATTACTGGTCTAACAGTGAAAGAGTTTTTACTTATACCACTGGTGGAAGAAATGGTGCTGAATCAGTGAGTTCACCTGATGCCTCCTCTTTAATTAAAGAAACCAGACCACGGAACCTGGCATTTGCGTATATCGTGAGGGCTGCATAATGGATTACGCCGTATTAAATAACGAATTTATCGCCACCCAGGCAGGAAATATTACTGTTTATAACTATGATGGTGAAACACGGGAATATATTTTCACATCAACTGAATATCTTGCTGTGGGTGTCGGCATTCCGGCATGTTCCTGTTTAGATGCTCCCGGCTCATATAAAGCTGGTTATGCAATTTGCCGTTCTGCAGATTATAACTCGTGGGAATATGTGCCAGACCATCGCAGTGAAATCGTCTATAGCACCGAAACAGGAGAATCGAAAGAAATCACAGCACCGGGTGATTATCCTGAAAATACAACCACTATCGCCCCATTAACGCCATACGATAAATGGGATGGTGAGAAATGGGTGACCGATACTGAGGCACAGCATAGCGCCGCAGTAGACGCGGCAGAAGCACAGCGTCAGTCACTGATTGATGCTGCAATGGCTTCCATCAGTCTGATTCAGCTGAAATTACAGGCCGGACGGAATCTGACGCAGTCAGAAACCAGCCGACTTAACACGGTGTTGGATTACATTGACGCGGTGACGGCAACAGATACCAGCACCGCGCCGGATGTTATCTGGCCTGAACTGCCGGAGACTGCGCAATAAACTCACCATCAATATATAAATCCCCCTGCTGTGTGTCAGCAGGGCATTCTTTCCATATTAATGATGGATGGAATCTTCCTTCAGGATTAATTTCCGTTATCTCTTCTACTTTATTTTCTTCAATTCTTGCCCACATATGAACCTCACCAGTAAATATAAACTGCGCCATCTGCTCCGGCACCCGACTGACCCGTTGATGAATTAGGACATAATCCAGCACCGCCACCTCCAGGCCCAACTGCTGATACCGCTTTTCCGTTAGCTGTATCTCTGAATGAACCTGCTCCTCCGGGGCCACCACCAGAACCACCATTACCAGCCCCCGATGCGGCAGAAGCAATGGAACCTGGAGAACCTGGCCCAAGCGATGTATTAATTGTTCCCCCGACACCAACTGCGCCTAACCCTCCGGAAGGCTGGCCTCCGCTATAGCCTCCGGAAGCTGACATGTAAGTCCCGAAACTGCTCGAGCCACCATTTTTACCGTTTACAGAAATACCAGACACAGGCGCACCACCGGCACCAACCGTAATCGAAACACTGTTTATACCAGTTAAATCTACCAGTCCCTCAGCAACTCCGCCCCCACCACCTCCTCCGCCACATGTAACGGCTGAAGCGGTTGTTGAACCTATCCCTCCTGACGCACCGCCACCAATAACTTTGACGTAACATTTTCTTCCTTTGCGCAACTCTTCAGGAACAGTCCAGCTTGTTACTCCAGCCGTTGTGAAGGTAACCAGATTTCTGAACCCAAATGAACCTTCTCTCAAACCAA